CAAGTGTTAGTGCCCTGAGTTACAGTTTGACCAGCAGCGATGATACCAGTAACACCACCAGAAGGAAGACCAATCTCAAGTTTCTTGTTAGCAGGATCCCATGAAAGAACATCAATTGCTTCGTTAGAACCACCAATAGCAACTGTAGTAGAGGTGCCAGGTGTAAAGTCACCGACAATAGATTCAACAGTCAGTGAAATGCTATACTTATATACTTTACCAGTTGCTCCAGAAGATGCAGCAGTAAGTGCTGCGTCAGCAACGAATTCAGGTTCGTTACCAGAGCCAGGTGCAGGGATGACAGCAATCTGATCTGCGCCAGCGTCAGTTACGAATACACCAACGGAATTACCCTTTGTACCAGCAGTACGGGAAGCCCAACTCCAAGCATTAACAGCACTCTCGTAAGTAGTTTCGTAATCTTGAAGGTTTTTGATTAAGGGAGCAGTACCTGTGTTAACCGCGTTCTTAAGAGTTGTAGAGGTTACACGGATAGTTTTTAGCAGACCACCATATGAAAGGAACTGTGCTGCGGTATACCAATACTCATAGTTCGAGTCATTGGGTTTACCAAAACGTTCAACTAAATCCCTTTCATTAGAAATATCAATTACTTCTTCAACGGGACCGAGTTCAAAGGGTGCAGCAAGCACACCTACGTTCGCGGTGGATAGTGTAGTGATAGTTGTCAGGTCCCTTTCCTGTACAACTACACCTGGCGATGATTGATTGGCTGCCATGTTTAAAATTCTCCTAGAGTGATTCCAACATCAGATGTCTAGGATTATTTATATTTTTGAAACGTTACCTAAACTCCCACATATAGGATTTATCCCCATACTCCGCGACTTTCCACACATCGCCCTGTGCATCTGCAAAATACTCATCATCCATTCCGTCATTGATAAATCCAAACGGAGCCATGTCTTGTTCGATCGCATCTCTTTGATCTTCATAAATGCGTTGCCGCACATCATTATCATGCATCTCTTTGAAGTAAGGTTGCATTGCCATCCAAGCAAAGATAACTAAGCACATTGCCAAGTCATCATTACATCCTTCTTCCGCTTGGAACGTTTGTCCCTTTGCAATAAAAGTTGTTAACTCTGCGATAGTGTCGTAATCATTTATAAGAAGTTTATCATCCTCAATTAATGCTTTTAGATTAGAACACCCAACCTGTTTTGCTGCAGTTGACATCTTAATTCCAAGTTGAGTTTTCTTACCAGAAAATCCTTGACCTAATTGTTGTCCTGCGCGACCACGCATAGAACACATCAACAGATTCTCATACTCTAGATCATATTGAATAATGTCTGCAACCTGACCACCAATATCATTTACCTCACATAAGATGTATGCATTATTATAATTCTTCGCTACATCAGTAATAATATTGGGTAAGACAATGGGTTTTATTTCATTGTTCTTATATCTAGCAACCATTTTATATGGGATGGTGGTTGTATCCATCACAGTGAATGCTGAATAATCACTACCCACACCACGAGATACATCAACAGTGATAACGTAATTGTGTTCAGGAATTGCCTGTTCAAATACTGCAAGACCTCTATGTTCTTTTGTAGGATCATGATATGGCATGATTCTCAACTTACTAGGAGAAATCAATGTATCAACAGATCCTAAGAACTCACATTCAAACTCAACACGAAACTGTTGTTCTGATGTGTTCTTAATAGTTTGTTCTTTCCATACCTCATCTCTACCTGGCACTTCTGACCAGTGAACTTCTGTAGGTACATATTCATTCGTTCCACGCTCTGCATCATGCCAGAGTTTATAGAACATATTCATCCCGTGAGGGGTAGAAATGATAATGACTTTTGTGGACTTACCAGAAGAAATAGTAGGATAGACAGAACTAAAGAACTGATCAGCAATGTGATTCGGAATGAACGCGAATTCGTCCAGAAATATGACGTTAAAAGACATACCCCTGACAGCAGAAGCGGAAGTAGAAGCAGCCATGATTTTACTGCCGTTTTCAAGTTCCAAAGAACCTCTGTTCCATTGGAGGATTCCTTGCTGGAGCCACTTGGGGAGGTTTTCATATGATAGTTGTAATCTTTGCAGCATCTCTCTTGCAGTTGCTGCTTTGTTTGCCAAGATTGCTACGTTAACATTTGGATTGAATAGTACATACCAAAGTAAGTATGAAGTAACAATAGTGGACTTACCACTCTGTCGTGGTAGTTTTGCAATATTAAATCTGTGATCATGAAATTTAGATACCATCTCTTCTTGAAAATGATACATGTCAAAAGGTATCAGACCTTTGTCAAGAGAAACGATCTTAATGTAGTTTTTGATAAAGTAGACTGGATCTTCTGAGCACTTCAATACCTCAGCAACCTCATCTGGTGTGAAGTCAATTGCTGTATTTGCCTTTTTTAAATTAGGATTACCGAGATACTGATCGTTATTACTCATCTAGATATTTTTTAATTACTTCAAGTTGGTCATGGTAACGTGCCATCTCATCTAATTCTTTTTCTACTGCTTCGATAACATCAGGATGCTCACCGATACCAACAGGGTGATTGAGATAGATTTCTACGTTTGCTTTATGCTTGGCGATGTGCCCAGTAGCGTGTGCTTTAAGAGCACGAATTAGTTCAGGTCTCATAGTAGTGTTCCTTTTGTTCTGCGGATTTCACGGAGTTCTTCAAAGTTCTTTTGCTTGGTGCCTCCGTCATACGCCCAAGCATAACCTTCTTCAATCATTGCTTCGTTAAGGGATAACTCTGCATCCCCAATATATAACCATCCTAAGAGACGACCATATTTGCCCATACCACCAACAAGCTCAGTGCGTATAACAAGATCATCATCCCCAGAAATGGCACCTTCCAATTTTTCTTTGATCCAGTTGGTTGCGTCAATTCCTAACTCCTTTTCTTCGAGGTCCCTCGTTCTTTTCTCTGGCGTATCAACTCCTGCAACTCTAACTCTTTCTTTCTTGTATAGATCAAACCCGAGATCAATAGTAACGTCAATAGTATCGCCATCAACTACCCTGTTTAAGTTTTCGTGAGATCTAAGTATGAGGTTCATGTGCGAAGGGTTCCCAATGCTCCCACCCATACTTATGTACTAAATGCATACCGATTATAGGAACAAACACCAATAAGAAAGATAGTGTGCCTATTCCTATCGGATTATTAAGTGTAAGTGCTGCTATGTGTCCTACCTTGTGTGCTATGCTGGATAATCCCATTTGGTGATTTGCTCCGTTTTGTGCATTGGACCCCAAATATTTTCATGATAAAGATATGGTGTAGTACGAATTGTACATTTTTCACCAGTACAAAGAAGATCGTCAACAATCCTCCATGATTCTAATACTTCTTCTGAATGAACAAAGTTGGATTGATCTTGATGAATTGCATCATAAAGAAGTTTTTCATATCCATCAACTGCTCCATGAGGATATTTATGTGTCAAGGTCGCTGTTTCAACTTTATTTTGCAGTCCTGGTGTCTTCATATCCATACGAATATCAAGGTGGGGATCTGGTTGTAGTCTAATAACAATACGATCATTAAACTCATGTCCCTCAAACAAACCAATCGGAGGTGCTTTCAATTTGACAACAACTTCAACACACTGATATGGCATCTTTTTACCAATCATATAGTAGAAAGGTACGTCTTTCCATCTCCAGTTATCAACATATAAATCGCCAGCAACGAAAGTAGGAGTTTCACTATCAGGATTTACTCCCTCTTCCTCTCTATATCCAATGTATTGTCCCGCAACAAATTTGTTACCCAATCTAGTTGCTGCTAATACTTTAGTTTTCTCTCTACGAACTTCAGTAGCAGTCAAACGGCAAGGTGCTTCCATAGTGGTAAGTGCAAGAACCTGAAGCATATGGTTCTGCAACATATCACGAACAACACCCGATCCATCATAATACTGAGATCTACCTTCACACCCAATAGTTTCAGTTGCGTATATCTGCACTTCTTCAATATAATCTCTATTCCAAAGAGGTTCTAGTATTGTATTGGAGAAGCGAGTTGCAAGAATATTACTGACAGTATCTTTACCAAGATAGTGATCAATACGATAGATTTGTTTCTCTCTAATATGTGTGGAGATATTTCTCTGCAGATTCTCAGCAGATTTTAAATCAGTACCAAAAGGTTTTTCGATAATAACTCTAGATCGATCTGGATCATCCATCAATCCAAATTCTTTTAAATTTTGTACTGCAACATCATATGTGCTTGGTGGCACAGATAAAAAGTATGTTGCATCTTGTAAGACTGGTAGTTTTCTAAGTGAATCAATATCACTCAAATCACAAGAGACGTAATCTAATTGATGAAGAAACTCTTCAGGATAATTTTCTCCACCAATTTCTTGACGCCATTGTTCAGGAGTTCTTTCCCTACGAGCAGCACCAGTAATTATATAATTGTCTGGTAGAAGACCTTTGTCCCAAAGTTTATATAATGACGGTATTAGTTTCCGTTTACACAAGTCACCAGTTGCACCAAAGATAATAATGCCTCTAGTGAGCAGTTCCATTTCCTTTGTAGTCATCAGATTCGTAATAGTTATTTTCTCCTCTATATCTACCATATGCGAGGGTGGTACATACAAAGGGTATTGCAATCCATAATAAAAAGTCACTTAGGTTCATGATCCTTCATCCCATCATGGTTACCATCACCTGGTAATTTGCCAAAGGCAAGGTATTCGATTGCTTGCATTGATCCTTCTAGACGTTTTAAATCATTTTCGATTTTAACATACTCTTCATACCATCCTTTGATTTCATCTTGTCTGGCAGCGAGTTGCATTGTGCGTTTTGTAAAACGCTGAATTAATTGTTCGTAATTTTCAGTTTGTTTCATCGTACATTATGTCCTCCAAACATATAACGCATCCCATTTAGGATACGGTTTCCAAATTCACCCAGATGTCTTGAGTTGAATCTCTCAAATAGTGCAGCAGAGATAACAGGTGTAGGAACACCAAGATCTACAGCAGCGTGTAGAGTCCAACGACCTTCACCAGAGTCTGAT